TGAGTGGTCCTACTGGACTAATCTTCGCAATGCGTTCACACTACAACGACAGAAGTGGTGCTGAGGCATTATTCAATGAGCCTAACCCAGGTTTCTCCGCAGTTGGAGACGCTTCTGGTGCAGCGGCTTATGATCCTACAGCTGGTAACGTTGACCCAGGTGGTGGTGGAACAGGTGCTGGTGCAGCTGCTTCTGCTGTTAACACTGCTGAAGGTAACAACCCTGCAATTCTTAACGACTCTACAACCTATCCTGGATCTGGTTCTGGTTTCCGTTATGAGAACACAGGTGGTTCAGCAAGGGATTATCTAGAAGCTTTGGGAACCTCAGGTTCACCAGACTTCCGTGAAATGGCTTTCACAATCGATAAGGTATCGGTTACTGCCAAATCACGTGCTTTGAAAGCAGAGTACACCTTAGAACTTGCTCAAGACTTGAAGGCGATTCACGGTCTAGATGCTGAAACTGAATTAGCAAACATTCTCTCTTCTGAGATCCTTGCTGAAATTAACAGAGAAGTCATCAGAACTGTTTATCTCCAAGCAAAAGTTGGAGCACAAAACAACGTAGCGAATGCTGGAATCTTCAACCTAGACACCGACAGTAATGGTCGTTGGTCTGTTGAGAAATTCAAAGGTTTGATTTATCAGATCGAAAGAGACGCAAACGCTATTGCACAGCAAACTCGTAGAGGAAAGGGCAACTTCATCCTTTGTTCTGCTGACGTTGCTTCTGCACTCAATATGGCTGGAGTCCTAGATTATACTCCTGCACTATCAACAAATGGTCTACCTGATGATACAGGTAATACATTCGTTGGAACACTTAACGGTGGTGTTAAAGTTTACGTTGATCCATATTCAGCGAACTTGGCTAACGACCACTTCTATGTTGCTGGCTATAAGGGTTCATCTCCTTATGATGCTGGAATGTTCTACTGCCCATATGTACCCCTACAGATGGTAAGAGCAGTGGATCAAGGATCCTTCCAACCAAAAATTGGATTCAAGACTCGTTACGGAATCGTAGCAAACCCATTCGTATTCAAGGCAGACGGATCTGCTGTTGGAGAGGATGTTCTTGGAACCAACGGTGTTGGCAGAAACCAGTACTACAGACGTGTTCTTGTTCGCAACCTTATGTGATCTATTATCACAATATATCAAAAGAGACTCCTTGTGGGTCTCTTTTTTTATGCTATAATTATAACTATGATTAGACATTCCACTTATTACTCTGATAATGATCGACGATCAGCACTCGTTGTCGAAGAAGATGACGGAAGATTCTGTGCTATATGCGTTGAGTACGATCGACGTTGTATACGTGCGACCGATTTTATTAAGGGGGCTACTTCTTCTTATCATCGCTACTACGACAATTTAATATACTGCGAAGACTTTGCTGAAAACTGGGTTCAATATAAGGACTAAATAGTGGTGTAAAGAACTGATTATGTTATGCCAGCTAACTGGGTTAGTCAGCAACCATCTAACAGGAACTTCCTTTCACCAACTGGTTTCCAATTGGATCTGGATATATTTCCTAGCGTAGATTTTTTCTGTCAACAAGCCTCTATCCCTGATATCTCTGCCGTAGTGAATGAGGTATCTACACCTAGGCGACGTTTGCCTATACCCGCTTCTGGTGGTACATCCTTTGGCGACTTCCAAGTACAATTTCTAGTAGACGAAGATCTAAAAAATTACTTGTCTATTTGGAATTGGATCAACGATACTACTTTAGCGTATGAACCAGATACGGAAAAGGAAGTACAATTCGCTACAGGAAATCTATTCATATTAACCAATCAGTTAAATCCTAACTTCTATATCAATTTTAGTGACCTCTTTCCTGTGTCATTAACTACGCTACCACTTAATGTGCAAGCTACTGATATTGAATTTTTACAAGCAACGGTTACTTTTAAGTATTCGTTCTATGAGTTCTTGAATATGGAATCCCGTAAGTATGTCCCTTCTTGATGAATTGAAAGACCAGTGGAGAAAAGACTCCACTATTCTTGATGGTAATGATGGCTACCCAGACTTTCTAAAAGCCTGTAATGAAACTCCCTATCTACATTCCAAGTACTTAGATCAGTACGTAGACTGGAAGCACAAACTACTTGACAAAGAGTTTGAACTAAAGTTCAAGCTAAAAGAAAAGTGGATGTATTACAAAAAGAAAGCACCAGCTTCAGCATATAAAGATATTCCCTTTGATTTAAAACTAACCACCAGAGATGAGGTGGAGATGTTTCTTGATGCAGATGAAGATCTAGCTAAGATTAAAGCAAGGATCGAGTTCTTCAAGATTATACTATACTTCCTTGAGTCTGTACTCAAGCAAATCTCCGCACGTCAATACCAAATTAAAAACGCTATTGAGTGGGAGAAGTTCAGAAGTGGCTAACATTATTCTACAAAAAAAGAACGAAGTCTATAACGTAGTTAAGGCAGAGGAACACGTTCATAGAGAACTCTCTGAGTACTTTACCTTTGATGTTCCTGAGGCAAAGTTTATGCCATTGTATAGGAACAAAGTATGGGACGGTAAGATACGTCTATACTCACCTGGCAATGGTGAGATATATGGTGGACTAACAGAGCATATCCATCAGTGGTGTGCAGCAATGAAGTACACACTAGAGTTTGAAGACAATGATCATTTTGGTCCTCCGTATGAAGTAAACGATATATCACAGATGGCAGTACGTATGTTTATGAAGAACATACTCAAGAATAGTAAGTTTGAAAAGATAGAACCACGACCATATCAGATAGAAGGTGTCACTCTGGCACTAAAGTACAATCGTAAACTATTACTCTCTCCTACTGGTTCGGGAAAATCCTTGATGGTGTATGCTATCACTAGATTTCACGTAGCCCAAAGAAGGAAGGTTTTACTCGTTGTTCCTACTACCTCTCTTGTAGAACAGATGTATCAGGATTTTATAGAGTATGGATGGAATGTCGGGAAACATTGTCACAAGATTTATGCGGGTGCGGATAAGTATAAGAAGTCTAACGTAACTATAACTACTTGGCAATCCATATACAAGGAACCAAGAAAGTTCTTTGAGAAGTATGATGTGGTATTAGGTGATGAAGCTCACCTATTCAAATCCAAGTCACTGACTAAGATTATGACCAAACTTCATTCCTGTAAGTATAGGATTGGATTTACTGGTACACTGGACGGTACGCTTACGCACAAGTGGATACTTGAAGGGTTGTTTGGTCCGTGTGAACAGCTCATCAAAACAAAACAATTAATGGACAAGGGTCATCTTACACCATTGAAAGTAAAGTGTCTAGTGTTAAAGCACGAGTGGGGTACGTTCGATAGTTACCAAGATGAAATAGATTACCTTATTTCACACGAGAAAAGGAACAACCTTATAAAGAATCTATGTATAGATCTCCGTGGAAACACTCTAGTCCTCTTCAATTACGTGGAGAGACACGGAGAACCGCTTTACAATTTGATAAATAATAGTACTGAATCTCGTAAAGTCTTCTTCGTACACGGAGGAGTTGATGTAGAAGATAGAGAAGAAGTAAGAAGAATCACTGAACTAGAGGAAAATGCTATCATCGTTGCGTCCTATGGGACTTTTAGTACTGGTATCAACATTAAGCGTTTGCACAATATCGTGTTCGCAAGCCCCAGTAAATCCCGTATTAGAAACCTCCAATCAATTGGTAGAGTCCTTCGCAGGGGAAAAGGTAAAACCGTAGCCACACTCTATGATATTAGCGATAATATCTCACGTGGAGAATGGAAGAATTTTACTTTTAAACACTTTGAAGAACGACTTAAAATTTATGCTGATGAAAATTTTGATTATGAAATCATAAAAGTTCAAAGCAAATTCTAGCCTATGGAAAAAGAAATTAAATTCACACCTGACAAACCAGACTACGATTTTATTGGCTCACTTAAATTGTTGACTGGTGAAGAGCTCATTTCTGGAGTGACGTTTCCTCCTGAGGATGACTCAGTTGTATATCTTCATAATCCTATGCAAGTGTTAGAAGCAAATGCGTCGGATCGTTCCACAGTGATTAAAGGATTCAAGTTGGATCTATGGATGAAGTCTTGTATGTCACAAGACGAGACATTTGTTGTAGAACGTGCTAAGATAGTAGCAATGACGACGGCGGTTAAACCGATCGCTGACTTCTATCAGGAGAATATTGATATGGTCTTCCGAAATTCTATTCCTAATAGGATAAGACCCACACTCGAAATGGGTAACCTAGGTTCTATCAACAAAGCTAGAACCATATTTGAAAAAATGTATAGGGCCTAATGTCCCCTGAACAGCGACACTGTTATTCTATAGAGATTAAGAGTACTTGTCAAGCCCTTAGGCAGTGTGCTATAATAACGATACAAAAGGAAACAAAAAATGGCAATGCGATCTAAAGTCAAGACGGAGTATTACGTCAACAATAAAGACTTCTTGGCTGCTATCGTAGCGTACAGAGAGAAGGTTCATTTTGCTAAACAGAACGATCTCCCTCGTCCTCGCCTCACCCCCTACATTGCAGAGTGCTTCTTAAAGATCGCTACGCACCTATCATACAAACCAAACTTCGTGAACTATATGTTCAGAGAGGATATGGTATGTGATGGTATTGAGAACTGCTTACAGTATGTGGACAACTTCGATCCAGAGAAATCCAAGAACCCTTTTGCATATTTCACACAAATAATTTACTACGCATTTCTACGCAAGATCCAGAAGGAGAAGAAGCAACTAGAGATCCGTACCAAACTAATCGAGAGATCAGGATATAGCGAAGTGTTGCACTCTGACAAATATGATGGTACAATGACAGGGATGGGTAGCTCCGATTCGGATATGAACTCCATCAAGGAAAACATTGAAATCAGAATGTCTAGATGAGACTGACACAAGATGTGATCGACAAGATTGCTGTTCTAATGCAACACACCA